GGGTTGCCAGTGAAGCCGGGCGAGGCAAGCGGGGCTCGCAGCGCCAAGGCATTCGTGATCGTAGCGGCGAAATTCGCATCATTGCCCAGCGCCGCAGCCAGCTCAGTGAGCGTATCGAGCCCGCCGGGTGCACCTGCAATCAGCGCGGCGATCGCCGCCTGCACAAAGGCGGTGGTGGCGATCGACGTGTCGTTGTCCCCCGGCGTCGGGGTCGGCGCGGTGGGGTTGCCTGTGAAGGCCGGGGATTCCAGCGGCGCAGCGGCGCTGTCACCCTCAGCCGACAGCACCCCGTCAACCAAGGCAAGGCCCGCACCTAGCGTGATCTCTTCAACTCGGCCGACGTCTGGCGACGTTCTGCCTAGCAGGCGCGCACTGTTCATGATGAACGCGCCGCTGGTCATTACGCCTTCGCCGACTTGCTGGACCGCATCTTCGATCGCGGCGGCTGCAGCGCCTTGCACGAACCCGATCACGTCCGCCTGTTTGAGTTCGCCATCCTGGACGACGGGAAGCGTCTCATCGCCGGTCAGCGTTGCCGCAAGAGGCAGCTCGGAAATCTTCGGCATCAGTCGAACTCCGGCCAGTGTGGATTGTTGGCGATCGGGAGCGCCGCGAGGTCCTCGACCGGCAGGCCGGTCGCCAGCTGCTCGATCATGTTCGAGGCGGCGCGCACCGCATCGATCCGGGCAAAGCGGATCGCACCCGCTTCGCTCGGATCGCGCAAGTCGTTGAGCTGCTGCCATTCAGGGCTGATCGCGCGGATCCGGCGCGCGGCCTCCCGGCGCAATCGGGCTCCAAGCGCGGCGCGGAGATCAGCGGCCTTGGGCTGGCTTCGCCGGTCGACCGCCGGACGGCCGCGTGCATCGACGATGATCGCACGCCCTTCCGACTGACCTTCGAGCAGCGCGCGATGGCGCGCATCGGTGATCTCGACCGCACCGGCAGGAGCCGCCTTGCGGGTAAGAAAGAACGCGGGGCGGCGGGCTTCGCCCTGCCCGATCATGGCGAAAAAGACGCTCATGAGAGGTTGATCCTTCCGATGGCGATGAAGTTGACCGCGTCCGCGATGTCGTTGGCGTTGAAGAGCTGGAACCCGGTCTGCGTGATCGAGTTGCGCAGCACCGCCGGATAGTTGTCCTGGCGGTTTGTGTTGCTGTCGCTTGTGCCGTCGGAGACCACCGCGAAAGTCTGCGCGAAGGCGACCGGGAATGTGACGCTGGTCGAGCCGTTCGCGAAGGCGGTTGCGAGACCCCATTGCAGGCAGAGGGCGTTCGCCGGATCCGCAAGAGCGAGGGCGATGTAACCATTCGACCCGAAGCTGCGCACAATGGGCCCGAAGCCGCTCGGCGTCATGGCGACGTTGTTTGCCGTGCCCGCGATGATCTGTGCAAAGCTGGCCGCAGCAACCGACAGCACCCGGTTCGCCGCGAGCGAACCGCCCCCGGCCACCAGCCCGCCCCCGGTAATCGTGCGGTTGGTGAGTGCAGTGATCAGCGCGACAAGCGCCGTGTCCCCTGCCTGCCGGTCGAGCGCCTCGGCGTCGACATCAGCAATCCGGTTGGCCACCTCGCTGGAGATGTACGCAATGATCGGAGCGAGCCGCGTGGCGAGCTTGAGTGAGGTGACAGCACGCTGATCATCCACGCCCGCGTCGACTTCGGCCTGGGTGGCCAGCTCGATCACGCCTTCGACCAGTTCGGTTGCCGTTCCGAATCCGCCCAGCAGCTCGGCGAGGATCGTGGCGAGCTTTAGCGGCGTGACAATCCGCTGGTCATCGACGCCGGCATCAACCTCGGCCTGCGTCGCGATCTCTGCGACGCCCTTCACTGTCTCGGTGGCGGGCGGGAACAGGAAGCTGGCATCGCCGAATTCGATGTCACCCGCGATTCCATCCTGAAAGGCGATATCGAAGGCCAGCTGCAGGTTGAGGACCGACGCCTTGCTGATAATCGGGTCGGCCTGACTGTAGACGGCGAACAGCGTGCCATCGGACAGATAGAGAGCGAAGCTGCGCAGATCGTAGATGTCGGGTGAGGCGTCCTGCGCCGTCATATGGATCACGGTTTCGCTGATCGCCGTGCCGGAGAGCGCGCTGATCCGCTTGAACTCGCCTGGCAGCGCGGTCAGCGTGGGTGCAGCGACAACCGCCGACTCCGAGAAGCCCACCTCGGCCACCATGATCGGATCGGTATCGCCGCTCTGTGCATCCACGAGCGCATCGAGACCGGCGGCGGTAATAGTGAGGGTAAAGCTCATGCGCGGCCCTTCATGCTGCGATCAGAAAAGAGCCGTCGTCGCCTTGCAGCGGCTCGCCATCTTCGGTCTGGAGGTAGGTTGCCCACACCGGGTCAGAGGCGGCCTCGGTGTCAGCCGCGCACTCGATGCGCCCGAAGCCGCCCCAGATCACGGCGCTCACCAGCCCGATCTGGGCCGAGGCGTAGATCCGGTAGGATGCGACCACGTGGGCACGCAGCGGCTTTACCGCGGCGATATCCCGCAGCAGCGTGGAGATGGTCGCCTCGTTGTAGTCGATCGCGCTGGTGTTGCGATCCGGCAGCTCGAGGCGGAAGGTATAGGGATCGAGGTTCGTCGGATCTTCGAACCATTCGGTGATGTCGATCAGCGGGTCGATACGGTCCAGCGCGCGGCGCAAAGCGGCGCGGGTGCCCTTGCGGCGCTGATCGTCGATCGTACTGGCGATGGCTGTGCGCTTCTGCTCTTCCGACCAGTCGCTGTCCCAGATATCGATCGACAGGCCCCACCCAAGCCACGGCAGCAGCTGAACAGGGCAGCGCTCCGGCGACCAGACATCACCAACCGGGACCGGCAGGCCTGCCAGCGTATCGACCTCCAGAGTGTCGAAAGCGCGCTCCAGCGGCGAACTGTTGGGGGGCAGCAGGTTCACTCGTCGAACCCGGCAATGGTGACATCGATCGTGCCTGCGGCGGGCACTTGGGTCTGTTCGATGAAGATGTCGCCCACGGGTTCGATCAGGATGACATTCTGCACCCCGCCCACGTGCAGCGCGGCGATAATCGCAGAGCGCGAGATGTTGCGGCCGAGCCGACGGTTGGTGGCAAGCAGCTGCTCAAGCGTGCTGATTGCGGTCGCAAGTATCAGCTGCGCATCAGGCCCCGGGTAAAGCGTGAGCTGGGCGAGCACGTCGAACGGCACCAGCTCGGCCGACTGGACTGCGACACGGTCGGTCAGGGGGCGGACCTCGTCACCTGCCAGAAGATCCCGCACGATTGCGAGCAGTTCCGGGGCGGCCGTGCCGTCGTCAATACGGGAAAGAACCGAGACGGTGACTTCGCCGGGGCGCGGGCTGACGGCCGATGCGTCCAGCACGTCACCATCGGCAGACAGGGCATGGAACACATAGGCACTGGCAGGCCCGGCAACCGAATAGGAATCCGGGGCAAGCAGCACGCGCCGGCGCAGATCATCGTCACTTTCCATGACGGCGGGGGTGTTGGTTACAGGATCGGCGGGGGTGATCTCGCGCCGAATCACACCGAACACGGCCGCCAGCTGATCGAGATCGCTGCCAAGCGCATAGGCCACCAGCATGCTGCGCGCCGCATCATTGATCCGCTGGCGCAGGACCAGCTCGGCATAGGCCCCGGTTTCGAGCAGCTTGATCGCGGGGTCGCTCTCGACAAAGGCCGTGAACTCGGGACAGCGAGCGAGGAAATCGGCGCGCCGACGCGCGAGGATCGTCTCGAAGTCGAGCGGTTCTACCACATCCGGCGGGGGCAAGCGCGATAGGTCGATCGCGGTTGAGCTGGCGCTGGTGAAGTTGAGCGGGGTGCTGGCCATGCCGCCACCTGCCTGCCACGCGCGCGCGAATGGAAGGCTGGTGGCGGGTGAAAGTGGCTTTAACCGCGCAAGCCGATGGAAATCAGCGCTCGAACAGCTCCGATACCACGTCGAGCACGGCATCGCGATCGGCATCGCTGAACCCGAGCAGACGGCGCTCCGGATAACGTGTGTAGACCTTGCTGCCATCGGGCGCGCGGCCGACGAAGGCCCGCAGCCCGAAGTGGTGCGTCGCTGCCACGCTGTCTCCCTTGGCAGGGCTGATCTCGACGCTGTCCGGCGTGGCCTTGATCGACCACTGCCGCACCAGGCGCAGCTTGCGGAACATCTTGCCGCCAGCTTTCCGCCGTACCCGGCCGCGCTGATCGAGCCTCGCCTTGCGCGCCTCCATCGGGCCGCCATCCGGCTCGACATTGCGCGCCATGCGATCGATGTTCGAACGGCGCAGCGCCTTGCCCAGCTTCATCGCCGCCCGCTTGCGCTGGGTGGGAGAAAGGCCTTCCAGCACCTGCCCGAACCAGTCATCGAGCGCGGCCAGCGCCTCGTTGTCGTAATCAGCCAACACTGCCTCCCCTTGATGGCCCGGAGATAATCAGTTCCCTTGCGGGGCGCATCCCGCCGCCGGCACCGTAGTGCAGGGAGACCTCCTCCAGGTGGAATTCGGCAAAGAGTTCGCGCACTTCCGGCCTATCGTTGAGGGACAGGATGAAACTCCCCTGAAGTTTGGCAAGCAGATCCCTGAGGCGCGTGAAATCTGCCTCGGAGAAGATGTCTTTCCCGTAGTCGTCGGTGTGCCCCCAGTAGGGCGGATCGCAATAGAACAGGGTTCCCGGGCGACTGTCGTAGCGCTCGATGCAGGCGCCGAAGTCCATGCATTCGATCAGCACATCATCAAGCCGCTCGTGCACCGCTTCGAGCAATGGCTCCACCTTGCTCAGGCTCCAGCGGGCGCGCGTGTAATCGACACCGAACGTGCTGCCTCGCCCACCGAAGCTGGCCTTCTGCAGGTAGAGGAAACGGGCGGCGCGTTCGAGGTCGGTCAGCTGGTCGGCCGGCGTCGCGCGCAGACGATCGAAATCGGCGCGGCTGTAGAGCTGGAACTTCAGCACATCGAGCAGCTGCTGGTAGTGGCGCTGCAGGATCCGGAACAGGTTCACGACGTCGCGGTTGACGTCGTTGATCACTTCCAGCCTGGGCCGGGCCGGGCGGCGGAAAAACACCCCGCCCATTCCGATGAATGGTTCGACATAGCGGGTGTGGGGGACGGCAGCGATCCGCTCGGCGATGCGCCGCGACAGGGCACGTTTGCCCCCGAGCCATGGCGCTACCGGCTGAACGGGGCGAACTTCAATCAATCCTTCTTTCATCATTGGTACCTAACGCACGCTCCGCCGCTTGCGGCCGGGGGAGCCGACGGGCCGGTCATGACGGCCCCAGGTGCGAGAACGACCCTCTCGCGGTTCGGGCTGTTCGCGCAGCCCGACCACCCCCGTTTTCTAGAGGGCGGGATTCCTTGCCCCGGCGGTCATCCGGCCCCATCGGTCAGGCGCACTTCCGCCAGCAGCGGAATGGGCTCGACCTCGGCGAAGGGCTCACCATCAGCGAACAGCGGATCGGGCTCTTCGAGGTACGCCACCGACCAGCTGCCATCCTGCTGCGGCTCGACCGCGATGTTCTCGGTGATGTTGATGGTGAACAGGATGTCGGCGGTGCTGAGATCGAGGATGTCGCTTTCAAACTGAAAGCTGTCGCCATTGGGGGCGAGCAGATCGGGCTGGTTCACGCGAAGCCAGCGGGTGATGGCCAGCGCGATGATGGCGATGTCCGTCTTGGCTTCCTCGATCAGGACAGACAGGGGGTACTGCAGCGCGAAGCCATGGTTGGCCGTGCCGCGCGCGCGCACCGCGCCGTTCTCGATCCACAGCTTCAGGCGGGCGGGTTCGTTCCGCAGCTCGGGAAGCGCGGCCATCAGGGCGGTTCGAAGTGACTTGGACTTGCTCATGGATCTAGTCCCACAGCTTCACGGTCGCCCGCCTGGGCGGGGTTGCGCTGGTCGCGGCCAGATCGGGAAGCGTCACCTGGGTGCCGCCGGGCAATGTCGGGCCCAGCTCGGCAAGGTGAGGGTTGAGATCATAGGCCCGCTCGGTCACGCGTTCTGTGCGGCCGAGCACGCGCCAGCAGATCGCGTCGAGCGTCTCTCCCTGTTGCGCGACCGCGATCATCTCAGATCAGCTCCACCCGCTGGCGCTGGGCGGCGGTGATGGCGGCCGCGTCGACCGCGCCGATTGCGCGAAGATCGGCGACCGCGTCATGCGCCTTGGTCCGGTAGATCCCGGCGGCATCGCGCTTCTCTTCATTGCGGTCGATTGCTTCATCGGTGGCGCTGACATCGATGTGCATGTCGGCCAGCTCGGCTGCGGCGAAGAAGGTGACGATGCGGTGCCAGATGAGAACGGCGCGGTTCTTGCCGTTGATTTCTTCCTCGGTAACGGCTGCCAGTTCGGTCGCGCCATCCAGCGCACGGGCAGTCCGCCAGACGGCCAGAGCGCGGAGGCCGGACAGAATGCCGCCCTCGATCGCCTGGGTGAGGCGCGCATCGGTGACTGCCCCCTCGCCAAGGCGAATCGCGGCGCGGACCTGCGAGGTGGAGATCGGTGGGAACCAGCCATCGGCGGCGATATCGACACCGGCAGGCTCGAAGTTGTCGGGCGGTGCGGTCAGGCCAGTCATGAATTCTCATCCCCGGCGAGCATGATCACCTCCCTTCCCAATTGGAGCCGCACGATGTGGGGAGGGTGGGGACCGGATCGGCGATGCGAGGGAGGTAAGTCCCGCTGCCGTCCTGTCCGCCCTCCCCGACGCCGTGGGGCGCTTCGTCACTTGGCCGGGAGCGGAAGCTCGCGGACAAGAATGTCCTGACCGTCGTGGACCACGAACTCGGCCTCTGAATGCGGATCGACCCTGCCGATCTCTGTGTACTCGCCTCCTTCGACAGGCTCGCGGTTACGCAGCGGGAAGGCCTGTACGCTGGCAGGCCAATCGTGGGTGGTGACTTTGACTTTGGTGGTCACTGGCCGGTCTCCTTCGGCGCGAAGTCGCGCAACAGCTTTTCCGCGCGCTCGATGTCTTTCACCACGCCCGCCTTGGGGTTGAGCTTCTTGGCACGTAGCAAGCTTTCGATCGCCTGCGTGGCGAAGGCGGCTGCGCCGCCGGCGGGGCCGGTTTCGTCGCTCGGATCGAATGCTTCGGCCTTGGCGAGCCAGCTGCGCCCCAGCGCCTTGTCGAGCTTGGCCTTGGCTTGGTCGGGCATGTCGGCGTGCGCGGTGAGCACGTCGAGCTGCACCATGATCTCGTGCGGGACGCTCGCGGGGTTCTTCAGGGCGGCTTCCGCGATATCTTCGCGCAGGAAGCACGCAACCGAGCGGTTGTAGCGTTCCGGCATGGTAAGGCCGTGCTTGAGTGCAAAGGCACCGGTGATCATCGCCAGGTCGAACTCGCCGCAGTCGATCGCCCAGACCATGCAGGTAAGCAGGATTTCGTCCTGCACCGGCTTGTCCGCTTCGATCACACCGCCCACCCAAGGCGCGAACTCAGCCATGAAGGCGAGCTTCATCGGGATCCGGGCTTCGTGGCTCTCGACATCCTGCAGCTTGCGCAGGTTGTCATGCAGCACGGCGCGCAGGACCGCGTATTGCTGCCCTGCCTCGCTTTTGGGATCGGGCTCGGCCGCCATCGCAGAGGCGGTGAGCGCGGTGGAACCGGCAAGCGCGGCCAGCTTGCGCTGGCGGTTTCGAAGTGCGGGGCTGTACGACATGCGGCTCTCCTGAAAGTGATCCCCGCTCTATCCGGCGGCGGGGGCCGGGCACTTGGGCAGCGGCTTCCAATCCGCTGGCCAGCCACCTCGGCTGCTCTATGTGGTCTCAGGCGGCACCGACCCGGATGTCAGACGCCGCCGTCATAGACCCTTGGCATTACGGTGCCGCCGGACGATCCGGGGCTTCGCCCATGACGATGTTCTCGACCAGAGCCGCGATCTCGTATTCCTCGACCACGTAGGCTTCGTTCACCGATTCATAGTTGGCGATGCGATCGAACTCGGGTTCGTCGACCAGCTGGCGGCGGCGGGTTTCTTCCTGCCAGTAGATCGACAGGTTGCTGAGCTTGGTGATCAGCAGGGCGTTGCCCGGGAAGCCGCTCACCCGCATGGCCGGAAGGCCGCCGAGCATCTTTTCCGAACGGATGATGCGATCGGTGGCTTCGACCTCGGTCGCCGTCGCCCCGGTCTTCTGGGCGATGTTGAAATACTTGTCGTCAACCAGATCGTGCCCGACGATCACCACCAGATCGGTATCGCCGCGGTGGGTTTCGTGGATCAGCCGCTTGGCATCAAGCACCAGCGCGTCGAGCGACGAATAGTCGGCTTCGGCAGTCTCGGCGTTGTCGAGGCTGGGATCGAACAGCTCCGCACCGGCCTTGACGTAGATCGCCTTCAGCCCCGGGTTGTTGGCACCGTTCGCGAAGACAGTAAGCGAGCCATCATCCATCACCTGCGCGGGAGCTTCCTCGCGGATGTGGAACAGCCAGCCCTTGTTGACGTCCTGCAGCAGCGGGTTGGCGGCGATGTCGGTGGTCGCGGCGACTTCCTCGCCGTGCCAACCGATGCAGATGCGGTCGAGAGCCTGCTGGTGCACGATATCGTCGCGGATCAGCGCCTCGAACTCGGGGCGGTGGCGCCAGGCATCGAGCAGTTCATAGCGGCGCGACCAATCGAAATTGGTCTTTTCGCACTTGTACTCGTGCTTGAGGTTGTTGTTGCCGATCGCCGCCGGGTTGCGGCGCGCGCCGCCCGACGTATCGACACGGCCCGCAAGGCGGCGGCCGGCTCCAACGCCGAGCTTCTGGCCGCTCTGCTGGGTGACGGGGATCATGTTGATCGCCATCAGGAACTCGCTGGAATCGCGAATGCGATCCTCAAGCCGCTGTTCGACGACGGGTTCGACGCTGAACTTCTTGGCGACGTCCTCGACCGGAATGCTGTCCAGAAGCGCGATCTGCGACACGTAACCATTGAAGAGAGCGCGGGTTTCTTTGCGCATGGGCCTGATCCTTGTTCGGTGTTAGCGGGGCCGAGGTAGAGTTGAATGACTGCCCCGAAGGGCGGCGAAATCAGCAGTCGGTGCGGACGAAGTTGCCCTTCGTGCCAGCGCTTTCCGGCCGCTTGCGGTAGGTCGCGGGCGGGGTCGTTTCCTCCCGCTGCTGAAGCTTCGAGAGCTTGACCTCGATCGCGTCGGTGGTCTCGCGGGTCTCGGTGCGAAGCGCGGTGATCGACTTGTCGATCGAAGTCGCCAGCTGGGTGAAGAGCGTGCTGAGATCAGCGGCAGTGAAGGCCTGCGCGGGTGCGGCCGGATCGGTCTTGGGCTCGGGTGCCGGATCGGTCTTCGGGGCAAAGCGATCGGCGAAGCCATCGAGGATGCCCTTCAGGCCAGACAGTAGCCCGGTCGATTCCGGCGTGCCGGCTACATCGAATTCGAGCAGCGCGGCATCAGCCTTGTCCTCGCGCGAGAAGCGCTGGATGCCGGGCACTGCGGCGCTCAGCTGGCTGGTGAACTGCAGGCGCTCGGTCGCGATCGAGGCCGGGCTATCGGTCAGCGCGCAGCCCATGAGGTAGGCGTAGCCCTTGTCGGCGAAGTTCGGGTGGATCTCGATCGAGGGGTAAAGCTTCTGGCCGGCGTCGTTGAGGGCCTTGGCGTCCTCGGTCACGTCGAACACGCCGTAGAGCGCAGTGCGCTGTTCCGGCTTGCCGTTGAAGTCGACGGTGATGTCTTCGACTTCGAGGCTGAGCACGTCGCCATAGGCGCGGAAGGGGCCCTCGCCACTGATACCGCGGATGTGCTCGATGTTGAGCCGCGCGCTGTAGACCTTGGGGTCATAGCTCTTGGCCATCTCGCGCAGGTGCTCGGCCTGGATCGTGCGGCCGTCCACGGTGGCGCCGGACGTGGCGAGCAGGAAACGTTTGGTCTTCATGGGGCTAGGGCTCCAGCTTGTGGCTCGGGACGTTGAGCGCACTAAGGCCTCGCCCTGGGGGCTTCATGCAACGGCGCGGGCGGGTAGAAGTGCCATCAACCCCGCAAGCTTCTGGCGTGAAGGGCGGGCGAGGGGTGCATGGCAAGGCCATGCACCTGCCGAAGCCGCCAGAGACCGATGACCAGAGCCATGCCCGCGAAGCTGGCATGGCGCTGCGGCGCATGGCGCGCTCGCTCTACTGGAGGGGCTGGACGGTCAAGCAGATCGGGGACGAACTGGAAATCCCCTACCAGACCGTCGCCAGCTGGAAACGGCGCGACAAGTGGGCGAACGCAGCCCCGGTCGATATCGTCGAGGACCGCATCGAGGCCAAGATCGCCACCCTGCTCGACAAGGAACCCTTTACCGAAGGCGACATGAAGCGGGTCGATTTCCTGATGCGCCAGATGGAGCGCACCGCGCGGGTTCGCAAATACACCGAGAGCGGAAAGGAAGGGGACCTCAACCCGAATATCGAGCGCCGGAACGACGATTCAGCAAAGGCCAAGCGCGCCGAGAAGCGCAAGAACCAGCTGACCCGCGAGCAGTGGCAGGCGCTGCTCGATGATTTCCACGCCAACAACTTCGGGCACCAGCGCGCCTGGTGGGAGCAGCGCGATCAACGCACCCGCAAGATCCTGAAGAGCCGCCAGATCGGAGCGACCTGGTATTTCGCCCGCGAGGCGGTAGCCAAGATCGCCGAGGCGGTGCTGGCCGGGGAACAGCCGCGCAACCAGATCTTCCTTTCCGCCTCAAAGCGGCAGGCGATGAAATTCCGCCGCGAGATCGTGGGTTGGGTCAAGCGGGTGACCGGCGTCGACCTGAAGGGCGACCCGATGATGCTCGACCTGTCGGCACTGGTCGACGAGGCGGGCGAGCCGCTGAGCCTTGATCCGGTCGGGCTGTACCCGCTCTCGACCAATTCCAACACCGCGCAGGGCGAGAGCGGCGATTTCTACTTCGACGAATTCTTCTGGGCGGTTGGCTTCGCCCAGCTGCGCAAGGTCGCCGCCGCGATGGCGACGCATACGATCTACAAGCGCACCTATTTCTCGACCCCGTCGACAAAGACGCACCAGGCCTATGCCTTCTGGTCGGGCGAGGAATGGAACCACGGGCGGCCGAAGGCGCAGCAGCAGCTGTTCGACCTGTCGCACAAGGCGCTGAAGGACGGCCGGATCATGCCGGACGGCAGCTGGTGCCAGATCGTCACCGTGCACGATGCCGCCGCTGCCGGCATGGCCCAGCTGATCGACGTCGAGGAGCTGCGCGCCGAAAGCAGCGAGGACGAATTCCGCAATCTCTACGAGTGCGAGTTCGTGGACGACGCGAATTCGAGCTTCCCTTACCGGCTGCTGCGCGGCGCACTGGTCGACAGCTTCTACAGCTGGCGCGACTTCCACCCCGCGCATGTCGAGGTGCCGGGTCTGCGCCCCTTCGCCGATCGGCCGGTGTGGCTGGGATACGATCCGAACAAGCAGGGCCGCGACGATGCGGCACTTGCGATCATCGCCCCGCCCGAACAGGCTGGGGTCGGCAAGTTCCGGATCCTCGACAAGTACAAGCTCAACGGGCTCGACTATCAGGGGCAGGCGGATCGCATCCGCGAGCTGGCCAAGGTCTACAACGTCACCGACATTGCGATCGACGTGACCGGCGGGCACGGGCAGGCGGTCTACGAGATCGTGCGCAAGTGGTTCCCGCAGGCGCGGAAGATCGAATATTCGCTCGCCAGCAAGGCCGCGATGGTGATCAAGGCGCAGAACCTGTTCCGCTCCGGCCGGGTCGAGTTCGACATGGGTTGGACCGACGTCATGCAGGCCTTCATGTCGATCAAGCCGACGCTCACTGCCAGTGGCAAGGGCGTGACCTACACCAGCCCTCGAAACGGGGTGATCGGCCATGCCGATATCGCCTGGGCGTGCATGCACGCCTTTTCCAACGAACCGCTCGACGTTGAAGCGCTGGCCACCGGGGCCGGGGCGGGCGTCGTCGTCTTTTCAGACTGAGGACCGATTCCCATGAGTGAGCCTGACAGCCTGCCCGTCCCCGCCCAGACCGCGACCTTCGCCTTCGGGGATCCCGAGAGCGTGATTGATCGGCGCGAGTTGCCGCAGTACTTCGAGCTGTGGCGCACCACGCACTGGTACCACCCGCCGATGCCCATGACCCGCCTCGCTCAGGTCTTCTGGATGAGCCCGCACCACCGTAGTGCGATCACGCTGAAGACCAACCTGCTGGTCTCGCACCAGGTGGCGAGCCGGTGGCTTGGCAAGGACGACTTCGAGCGGTTCGCGCTCGACTTCCTGCAGATGGGCAACGGCTACCTCGAACGGGTGCCGAACCTCGCCGGCGGCTTGCTGCAGGCGCGCTTCAGCCCTGCGCGGCACACCCGGCGCGGGGTCAAGGCCGATGAGTTCTGGTACGTCGACAACGGGGTGGAGCCAGACCATCGCTTCGAGCCGGGCACCGTCTTCCAGCTGCAGCAGCCCGACGTGGCGCAGGAAATCTACGGAGTGCCCGAGTGGCTTTCGGCGCTGCAGTCCGGTCTGCTTAACGAGAACGCCACGCTCTTCCGCCGCCGCTACTATCTCAATGGGGCGCACGCCGGGTTCGTCTTCCACGTGAGCGATACGATCATCAATCAGGAGACGATCGACCAGCTCACCGAGAAGTTCAAGGCGGCCAAGGGCGTGGGGAACTTCAAGAACCTGTTCCTCTATACCCCGGGCGGGAAGAAGGATGGTGTGCAGATCCTGCCGATCGCCGATGTGGCGGCGAAGGATGAGTTCCTCAATGTGAAGAACGTAAGCCGCGACGATCTGCTGGCCGCGCACAGGGTTCCGCCGCAGCTGATCGGGATCATCCCACAGAACTCGGCCGGGTTCGGCAAGGTGAGCGAGGCGCTCGACGCCTTCTTCGAGATCGAGATCGTACCGATCATGCAGCGGATGCAGCGGATGAATGAATGGTTCGGCGTGCCAGTGCTCAGCTTCCGAAACTACGACGCAAGCGACGGCAGCCAGATCACGCCGGACGGTGCGCGCGTGCCGGCCGGACAGCAGCGCCGGGTCTGATCAAGCCCGCCTGACCACTCTCTGAGCCCCTTCTCACGCCCCCGGACCGCCTCCGGGGGCGTTTTCGCGCGCCCTGAGGGCGGGTGAGGCGCCATCGGCGCAGCCTCATCCCCCTACCCCCGCGCGCCGCCGTCGCCCCCACGCCACGCCTTCGGCTTTCGCGTCCTTGATTATGCAAGGCTGCCGGTGTCGACCACCGGCTACAGAGGGGGGTATGGTCGGCGGAGACATAACATTCATAACCTCCCCCCAAAATGACCTCGAAAACCGCAGAATTCCGCCATTCCCGAGGTTATGTCTGAGACATAATCTGACATAATATTTTCGGGCTGCAGGCATCACATCATTGATTTTATTGAGTTTTCAAAACCCGAAAAATTATGGTGCACAGACATAATCTGGTTATGTCGATATTATAGAAATGTTATGGTGTAAGTTCTTGAATCTAAACAGATGTTATGAATGTTATGTCTTTCCCGACAATACCCGGCACTTAAACGAAGCCGACGCAGTTCCGCGAATTTTCGCGATCGAGGGCGACTGGGGGCTGACATGGGTCGTTGGGGGTGAGGCCGCTGCGGAACTGTGCAAGCGCGGGGCATCTCGCCCACTTACTCCAAAGGTGGAGCGGGTGAAGGGAATCGAACCCTCGTCGTAAGCTTGGGAAGCTTCTGCTCTACCATTGAGCTACACCCGCATCGCGTGCGGCGCGGCGCT